ATTCAGAAAAAAAACAGCTGATTTATTTGAAGCTGAACTTACAACTTTGATGGGTGTTCAAGAACCTGAAGCACTTGTTATTGATTTAGATACAGAAATGGAACACGTATCTTGGTTTAGTAAAGACCTCACAACACGACAATGGTTATATACTGTTCATGATGCTTGGATGGGCCGTGCATGTCAACGTAAAGTTCCTCAAAATGCAAATAATATTCAAATTGGTGCAGCAATGAATAATTTCCAAACAAATGTTCCTGCATGGGACCTTGCTTATATCCGAGGTTACAAGAAAATGGTAAATACTGGAGCTAATTGGGCAGTTCCTGGTGGTTTATCTATCACTGGCGATGAATGTCCATCTGGGTATGTATCAGCTATTAAACTTCTTAATCTTGATTGCAGTAAATGTAGTGAAGTTAATAGAAGAGATGGTACATATAGTTGTTCATTAAATTGTAAATGTGCTACTGGTATGTCTAATAGTGCTAAATTCTATACTACTTTTATAGTTTAACCATGGTTTAAATTGTATGGTTTAAATTGTATGGTTTAAATTGTATGGTTTAAATTAAATTAATTTGATAACTCTTATGACACCCGTTGTCAAGTAGTTATAGAGTAAACAATTAATCATAATTTTCCAGTCCGCTATAAATATAAACATGACCAATAAATACAGTAGGTTGCATAATATTATGAGGTAAACTATTACCAGTAGTACTCGCTGTAATACCAGTTGTTGCGGAAGTTGTAGTCGTATTGAATGTAGTATTTGTATCTATTTCTCCACCTGAATTATCAATTGAACCTGGTGTACCATTTCCAGTAAAATTAACTGTATTGGATACTATATGTGTATGTCCGGGGTCATTAATAGTATGTGTATGAGCTGGCATTTCTGTAGTTGTTAATAGATGATTTTCATCACCAACCAAAGAACCTAACGTTCTATTAGTTAAACCAGCACCTTGTCCAAGAGTACCTAAAACACGTCCACGACAATCTGGTAAATTAAAAGAACTACCATTGACACTTCCAAACGACGTCCCAATAACTGCAAATAAGATAGCATATGTTGTTCGAGATATACTACGTCCATCGCATTTTAACCATCCGTAAAAGTCAGCATTTCTAACCGACATTTTTATATCACCTATATCAAGTAATCTATCAACATAATCTTTATTAGTTGCATCTTTATTACCAATTGGGTCTTTAACATTTTTAACAGAGTTCTCTCCCGCATCTATATAACCTCTTGGAGATATTTCAATTGCTCCGAATCTTTCTCGGGTATTTGCATAACTCGCCATTAATTTTATTAATAATATATTATTAATAAAATATAAAGAAAAGAAATTAATATAAAAATAAAAGAAATTAATTTATATAATATAGAAAAAAATTCCATTTTATTCAAGGCCACTATAAATAAAAACATGTCCAACAAATAGTTGTTCATTAAATTGTAAATGTTCTACTGGAATGTCTAATAGTGCTAAATTCTATACAACGTTTATGGTTTAAATTTGGTTTATAATACATTATGTTAATTTTTATATTATATTTTCGTAATATAAAGAAATATAAGAAATATTTTATCCAAGGAAGGGGAAATCAATAGATGGTTCTTCTACTTCGACACCACTATAAATATATACATGTCCAATGAATAAGGTGGGTTGCATGTTGTTATGAGCACCACCTCCACCAGCATTATTAACAGTTATTCCGGTTGTTGAAGAACCTGTAGTTTGACCAATATCAGCTTGGTCAGCTGCAGTTTCACTAGCAAAGGCATTATCTGTATTTTGATCATTCAATTGATTGACGTAAGTATGTGTATGTCCAGGGTCCGTAATAGTATGCGAGTGACTTGGCATTTCACCAACACTTAGTGTATGTGTTTCTGTACCAACAGAGTTTCCAAGAGTTCTATTTGTTAAACTAGCACCCTGACCTAAAGTACCTAGAACTCTTCCACGACAGTCTGGTAAACTAAATGAATTACCATCTACACTTCCAAAAGAAGTTCCAATAACAGCGAATAAAGCAGCGTAAGTATCTCTAGATAAACTACGTCCGTTGCATTTCAACCATCCATAAAAATCATTATTATAAACTGACATTTTTACATCACCAAGGTGATTAAATCTATCTACGTAAAATTTATTTGTAGCATCTCCTTCATGTGTTGGATATTTAACATTTTTTACTTTATTCTCATTTGCGTCGATATAACCGTTTGGTGAAATTTCGATAGCTCCGAATCTTTCTCTACTATTTGAAAAACTTGCCATATAATATAATCAATAAATTAAAAATTAGAAAAAGTGAATTTAAATCAAAAATATAACAATTTTGTATAAGTATTAATCAATAAAAAATGGATTACAAAAACGTGATTATCGCCGAGCTAGAAACTCTAGCACAAAAAGAAACAATCGAAAAAAATACTTTCAAAATGCGGGCTTATCAAAAAGTCATCAAACAATTGAAAGGTATGGAAAAAATTGATTCATGGGAAGACCTTGAAGATATTTCAGGGATTGGTAAAAAAATCAATGAGAAAATCGAAGAAATTTTTAAAACTGGAAAATTACGTTCTGCTGAAAAAGCAAGAACAAAACACAATCTCGAAATTTACGATGACCTCATGAAAATTCATGGTGTCGGTGCAACAAAAGCTAAAGATTTGGTTGAAAATTTTGGAATTATTTCTATAGAAGACCTCGAAAATAAATTAAAAGAGAACCCGGATATTCTTAATAATAAGCAAAAAATTGGTCTAAAATATTATACAGATATCAATCTTAAAATCCCAAGAAAAGAAATGGAACAACACGAAAGTTACCTGTTAACTACTTTAACACCATTAGATAAAGATATTCAAATAACAGTTGTTGGTAGTTATCGCCGTAAAGTTAAGGAATCCGGAGATATTGATGTCTTAGTTACACTTCGGAGACAAACAACATCAAACGAACGTTCTGAACTAATGTGTCAAGTTATTCAAAAATTAAAAGATGACAATTATATTAAAAGTTCATTAGCGTTAGGTCAATCTAAATATATGGGAATTGTAAAATTGAAAAGAAAGAGACATGCAAGACGCCTTGATATTCTTATTACAAGTCAAGAAGAATACCCATTTGCTGTATTATATTTTACAGGTAGTCAAGAGCTAAATATAATAATGAGAAAAGATGCTATTCAAATGGGACTTCGATTAAACGAATATAGTTTACTCGATAAAAAAGAAAAACCTATTATTCTAAAAAGTGAAGAAGAAATATTTAACAAATTAGGATACAAATATATTAAACCAGAAATGAGAACAAAGCAAATGGAAATAAGTAAATTTAAACTGTAAATAAAAAGTTAAACTTTGTCAAATATCATTTCGTTTATTCTCGTATTTATTCTAAATGTTCGATGGACTATTATGCTTATTACCAAAATAATTATAAGAACTTGAAAGAAATTCTTTTTATAGGTAACCTGAATGTAGTAACTAATAATTAACATAAATAATATATCCAAATCAATACCTAATAGTTGAATACGATGTAATTTTTCTAAACGTTGTCTAGTGGTTTCAGATAACATTAATAATATAATACAAAATAAGTTTAAAAAATAAATGTTAATAAAATTGTAAATTAGGACCTTCGGGTCCTTTTTGTATTTACCATTTATAAATTAGCTCTTTTCAAAGTTTCTCTATGTATTTCTTTTTGTTCATCACTTGAAATTCCCCAGTTCCAAGCAACTGTTTGTTTTATATGTTCTATTTTAGCTTGCATATCTTTTATACTATTTTCAAATAATACACTACATTTTTCAATAATAACAGAATTTAGTTCTATTTTATATTTCAAAGCAAATTTAAATAATTTAAGGATATCTTTCTCCTTATAGGCTTTATTTATTTCTGCAAAGTTTTCTTTACTCTCTTGGCTTCCATTATTTTTATCAGGATGTGTTTTTAATGATAAAAGTCTATATAATTTTTTAAGTTGTACATCTTCAGGTTCTTGTTCTTGTATTTCTACATCAATTTCTTCTGATAAATCCATACTTATTTCACTTGGAATTACAATCTTAGGTTCACTCGGTTTATCATCTATGTTATAATAATCTTTTAAGAATTGTTTATTATATTTATCAAATATGTATTGTGTTTCTTCTAATTCCAATTCTAAATAATCATATTGGGTTAAATAACGTTTAGTTCTTAGATTTATTAATACATCATCTATAATCTCATTCATTATTAAAGTATCTTAAAATATATATTATAATTAAATGTTTTTAAATGTTTATAAATAAATTAATTCTAAAATATAAACATATATTTTTCATGTTATTATTTATAAATTATAATTAATAAAAGGGCATATTGTATCGATAAATAATAATAATATTAAATTATAAACAATATTTTTTTTTATATTTTTATGTAATTTAAATATTTAATACTAAAAATAAATATATTATTATATTATATAAAAATGTCTGGTACAACGTACAACGATAACGCACTTCAATTTCAATCTCAGATTGTTATTTCGGATA